CGGGTCCGTTCCGATGCTATACACCGGAATGATGGTCAGTAGTGGTGAAACGCCAGCGTTCACTACTGCCGTGAGGGATGCTGTTGACAATATTCAACAAGTCATCCGGGCCTTGGAGGTTCACGTCGGTCTTTCCGACGGTACCCTCCGGTTGCCCGATGAGCTGTTGAGCAGCAATCCTTCACTCTCATCAGTCAAGGAGTTTTGTGTGGGACTCCTTGAAAACCCTGACAACCACATATGGTCCGATGTCCTCTCGAGATTAAGTCTCGAGCATCGCACCACTGTGGCCGGCAGCCTTTTCTTATCCAGGAAAATGCTACCGAGTCACCCTTCTCCTTGGGAGGCACATGCGCAACGAGTCGCGGGCTCCCCATCTGACCCATTACCCCTTGGGTATCTTCCGTTCGTGCGGAGGATAACCAAGCTGGTATTGAGGCCGGGATGGGACCGCGGCTATGAGCGCCGGGTGTCCTCCTTCGCACCTCCAGCCTCCGCCACGACTTCGAAACCTAGGTCGAAGGGCGGAGCCCGCGCAGAGTGGGCAGGCCACCGCGGACAGTTCATGTCTGCGGCTCTTGGTCTGCGGGACTTCCGAGTCCCCAAAGAGTTCAACGTTCGTTTCATGAACGTTGAACTCGATGGGAAGTCGCGATCGGTGACGATCGCTTCGGGAGCCCAGCATCTGATGGGGCCTTTGCACCGTTGCCTTTATGATGCGGTGTCGAAGAGTGATTGGCTTCTTCGTGGTGAAGCCAAGACCGGGAAGTTCAGGGACTTTGAGTCCCGTCCTGGGGAGGTGTTCGTCAGTGGGGACTACGAGTCCGCGACTGACCTTCTCCCCCTAGAGGTAGCCTTGGCTATCCTAGGGGCCGCTGAGGAAACGTCCTCCCAAATCCCTTCGGGGATCTGGGAGTATGCGAGGGCTACTCTTGCCTGTAAGATAGAGTACCCGGACGGTTCTAGGCGGGCGATGGTGCGGGGGCAGTTGATGGGGAATCTGTTGAGTTTCCCCCTCCTCTGCCTTCAGAACTATATAGCGTTCCGCTGGTGCTTCAAAGGTGTCTGGAGACAGACCCCTTGTCGCATCAACGGTGACGATATTGTGTTCCGTGCACCTCGCGAGAAGGCCGAGCTGTGGATGCAGACAGTCTCCAGTCTAGGGCTTAAGCTGAGTCGGGGGAAGACGATGGTTTCGGCTAGCGTCTTCTCTCTAAACTCATCGTTCTTCAGAGCGATGAGGGTAGGGAGTCCCCGGCTCATCCCCGTCGTAAGATCGGCCGTCTTGGCACGGCCGTGCGATCTTCCTCACGCGATCGGTCCAGGTTTGAGGACCTATCGTCGTGGGTTCGACGGGGAGGCTCGAGTCCGACTGGAGGTTATCTATCTCCGCTGTCGACGTAGGCAGGTCACAGCCTGCGGAAGGAGTGTGTTGCGGGATCTGAACTGTCCCGCGGCCCCTGAGACTCTACGGAGGATGGACTGGTTGAAGAGAGAAGCTTTCATGCTCTCTCTTCCACCTCGCCCGCTACCTCCGAATTTTGTGAGTCTCGGGGTCCCCACCCTGCCAACGGGGTGGAGAAGGGTTCCGGTCTCCCGGAAGAGGGGGGTTCGGCGTCGACAGAAGGCTGCTGAGGAATGTTTCCTTGGCCTTCTCACTTCTGCTGCTTGGACCCAGGTTGTACCGTCGAAGGTACTTAAACAGAAGACCTGGGCTAGGACGACATCTACGGGTGCGTCTTTGCAGTGGAGGTGGTGGCGCCGCAATAGTCAGGGCCGCCCAGGGGCGAGTCGGTTTCGGGCGGGTAGTGAATTCTTGAAATTCTCTGCCCGTCTACGACTCCCCGTGGGGCCGGTCTATGACTATTGCCCTCAACCGGGAGGGAGGAAGGTATGGTCTGGTGGGGGTGGAGTTCCCGATAGTGTTGACTTCGTACCGGCAAGTACGGAGGGCGATTCGTCGCCTGCCACAGGCCCCACGAGCATCTGCTCGGCGGAGATCCCGTGGCTTGCCGGTAGTCAATGAATATCGGGGTTGCACAGGAGAGCATCCCTCGCGCAGTGGTAGCCTAGCTACCAGCCAGTTTCCCGCCCTAGATAGTATTTGACGAGTCTAGGGGCCCCATATGAACTATGGGGGTAACCGGGTGATGAGGACCACCGAAACATGTCGAGGAACTTTACGTTCCCGATCTCAAAGAGACCTGAGATCTGCGGCTTGGCCGCTGTTGACATGCGCGTAAGAGGCCCGCAAGCCCTTGGGGGCTGGCTGGTAGTTAGGTTTAAACTGACTACACGGGGCTGGGATGACGCTCGGGAATTTACCCGTTGACGCAATTACCATTGGTGAATACCAGTGAGGGTGATTAGTGGCTACCCATAGCCATGTTCCGCCTAAG